TGCCGTTGCTAATGAAAAAGATAAACTACAAGAAGATTATAGCGAAGAACATAGAAATATAAAATCAGAAATAATTCCTAAAGGATATGAAAGAATAAAAGATATAAAGAATGGAATGTATTCTTCTTCAATATTAACTCATGATATTGTAACGAAGGAGTTTAATTCTTCTGTTTATAGGTATTCAGACAATTTTGATTCTACAAAAGCATTAAATGAGTTTCCTCTTATGCCTACTTCTTCTAATCATTTTGCAAAAAAACAAGATTCTAAACAATATTTTTGTCCAAAACATTTGGGTTCTTATGGTGGGGTAACTACCAACGAGGAAGGTGTTGATATTCTGGAACACCCAGATAATTTTAAACAAGAATTTCATATGCAATCACACAAATCTTTATTAAACCAAATGCAAAATTACACTATAGGATTTAGTGTTAGTGGTGATTCCAATAGAAGAGTGGGAGATAAAGTTGAAGTGATAGTGCCTTCTGGGAAAACAGAATCTGAAGGTGTACATGAAATAGATTATATGCTTTCTGGAAATTATCTTATAACAAAAATTAACCACAATATAACAAGAAACGGTCATATTATGAAACTAGAGTTATCTAAAGATTCTCACATTCAAAGGATGCCGGATTATATAGAATATGATGAAGGACAATTATAATGAAAAATTATATGGGCAAAGATGGTTTTATATGGTTTCAGGGTGTGGTCGAAGATAGAGATGACCCTCTTAAACTTGGAAGATGTAGAGTTAGATGTTTAGGTTTTCATACAGACGATAAAACAAAAATACAAACAAAAGATTTACCTTGGGCTTATCCAATACAACCTATAACTTGTGCATCAATTAACGGTATAGGACAAACTCCATTAGGACCTGTAGAGGGAACATGGGTTGTTGGATTTTTTAGAGATGGTGGTAATATGCAACAGCCGGTTTTCTTTGGAACATTGGGTGGTATTCCGCAAACACCACCAGACACGACTAAAGGATTTAATGACCCAAGCGGTACATATCCAAAAGAAGAATTTATTAAAGAACAAGACACGAACAGGTTAGCCCGTGGAATCACTATGGGTACTGTTGTTGAAAAGAAAATATTAGATGCTGGAACAGGCGGAAGACCAACAGCAAACGAAAAGAACGACCATGGTTGGGTTGAACCACATACACAATTTAACTCTCAGTACCCATACAATCATGTGTATGAGTCGGAGAGTGGACACATTCAAGAATTCGATGATACACCCAACGCAGAACGAATTCATACTTATCACAAGAAGGGGACATTTGAAGAGATTTACCCAGACGGAAGTAAAGTAACAAAAGTAGTTGATGATGATTATGAATTAGTATACGGAAAGAAGTTTGTTCATATTTCTGGCAATGCCAATGTTCTTGTTGGTGATGATACCGCTGATGGTAATTTAACACTTTATGTTAAGGGAAATGTTGATATGCAAGTGGATGGTAATGTAACAGAAACTGTAAATGGTGGTGATGTTATACAGACGGTAAAGGGGGGTGGGGTGTTTATAAAAACAGATGCGCCGAGTGATGAACAAGGAAATGCAGGGGCAGTTCATGTGGACGCGTCAGGAAGTGTGAGCCTCTTTAGTAAGGGGGCTATGAATTTATCAAGCAAAAAATCAATACGGTTGAAAGCACCAACTATTCATTTGAATTAGGAGAAAGAAATGGCAGGAGTTTCAAGAGTATATCAAGATACAGCAGGCGGCACCATACTTTCTGGTGCTGGAAATGTTTATGTTAACGGAATGCCCGTTGCATTATTATATTCCCCAGTCGCAGGACACGGAAAAAAGAAACATGCAGGACCGCAGATGGTAAAAAGTTCAAATACAGTCATAGTAAATGGCAGAGGTGTAGTTCGGCAAAATGATACAGCGAGTTGTGGGCATTCTGCAACTGGTTCAGGAAATGTTTACGCAGGAGATTAATTATGGGATACTTTCCAACAACTGGATGTGAGATTTCATCTACAGAATATTCGACACAAGAAAAAGATATTATAAATCAAATATTAAATGGAAATGCTTTCAGTAATCCACTTTCTGAAGCAATGGGTGGAGTAAATACGGCAATTTCTGGTGTGCAATCTATACTCAATTCTGTTGAATTTCCAGATGTGTTCAGTGAATTGTCTGGCGCAATAAGTGGATTGTCTGGACAAGTTGGTGCATACAAAACACATTCCGACAGAATTTCTGGTGTAAGTTTAAATAGTTTAGGTCCTAATGATGAACCGGGACTTTTGGGTTTATATGGAATAGCATCGGCATTCAATTCTGCTAAAGAATCTATGGTTGGAGGAGTTGTAGATAATTTCAGTACAGTATTCGACAGTATTTTAGGACCTGCTGATTCTGCAATTAAAAATGTAACCGATTCGATTAATAATAAAATAACTGATTTCATTGTGGATAATATAGGTGTTACTTCTGGTAGTTACCCTGTTGGATTTCAAACTAAATTGGCAGAACTTACTTCCGAAATTTCTGGCGCAAGTTCAGGTCTTGGTACACTAATAAGTACCGACAACGCAAACTACAGTACTGCATCTAATTATGTTAAAAAGTTTGCTTTAGGAAATGTGATATTAGGAAGTCAAAGTGACCCTTGTTTTGGAGGTCATCTTATGAAAAATGTGGTTTGTAATTCTAGTATACAACAAAAGTTAGATGAGTTGCCAGAACCAGAACAGGTGTTTGATATAATTCCAACGGTAGTTGATAACACAACAGTAACACCACTAGAATAATATACATAATATAACTAACTAGGAGCATGATTTGGATATAGAAAATTGGAACGATTGGGTAAAAGTTGGCGTATCGCTGGGAGCAATTCTTGCGGGGCTTTCCACATATTTCCTTGCCAAATGGAGAAAGAAAATAAAGAAGAAAAGAAATATAGTTTCTTTATTAGATTTCCCTAAAGGGTTTTGGGATGTACATACAAAAATACAAGAAACTTTAACAGAATTGAGATTGATGATAGATTCTGCCAGAACACAATTGATTCAATTTCATAATAGTGGTCATTTTCTGGATGGAATTTCCATGAAGAAATTTTCCTTAACACACGAATCCGTACAACGAAGTATTGTTCCTGGTGGAGAAAAAACTCAAGATTTAATTATGAGTATGTTTTTGCCTCTTTTATCTTTGGTTAAAGAAGACGATGCAAAAATTTATATAGTTTCTGAATTAGAAGATTCATATGGAAAGAACTTTTTAGAAAGTAATAATATTTTTGCTTTTTCTATTTTACCTATTAGAACTGGAGGTATAGTTAGTGGATTTGTAATGGCCCAGTGGTGTAGTTTGAGTAAAATTGATGAAATAGAGGCAGAAATTACAGATGATTGGATGCACAGAAGCAGAAATTTATTAGAAGTGGAATTACAAGAGCAAAAAAACAAAATAGAGTTATAAATATAATAGAGGCATTACATGGCAACAGAAGCAAATTTTAATCGATATAAAGACTTAGACTTAGATTTTATAGCACATCCAGTGAGTGGAGATGTGGTACAAAAAATAGGTATGGATGCTATTAAAAAATCTGTTAGGAATTTAATTTATACAAAAAAATATGAAAAACCTTTCCAGCCCCATATTCATTCAAAAATTAGAAATCTTTTGTTTGAACCTGCGACTCCCCTTATAAAAATAAAATTAAAAAAATCAATAGAAGAAGTCCTTATACAACATGAACCCAGAATCAAACTTGTAGAGGTTTCTGTGGTTTCATCACCAGACGCCAACCTTTATAATATTACCATTTCATATAGGGTAATAAATGTTCCCGAATTACAAAAATTTTCTACTAAACTCAAGAGGCTACGATAATGTCAGACAATAAGATTGAAATCAACGAATTAGATTTTCTAACAATAAAAAACAACTTAAAAACATATTTAAGTGGAAGAAGTGAATTTTCTGATTTTAATTTTGAAGGTTCTGGCATCTCTGTACTTTTGGACCTTCTCGCATACACAACTCACTACCTTGGATTTTATAATAACATGGTGGCAAATGAGATGTTTTTGGACAGTGCAATAAAAAGAACTTCCGTTATATCTCATGCCAAGGCATTAGGATATACACCTGCATCTGTAACATCTTCAAGTGCGGCAGTAGATATCACTATAACAAATGATGATGCTAATACTACAATTCTTACTAAAAGAACTAAATTCACTACAAGCAAAGACGGAACAACATATACCTTTTATAATCCAGATGCGGCAACATTTGAAGTTTTAAACGATACACAAAAAATTGCAAGGAATGTAGTACTTAAAGAAGGAACATATAGAACTTATAGTCATGTTGTTGATAATTCTACCGATGCTCAAAGATTTATTATTCCAGAGATAAACATGGACACCAGTACATTAAATGTATATGTTCAAGCATCTACAACAGATTCAACAGGATATAGTGATACTTGGTCTAGGGTTACTGATATTACATCACTGACCTCTACAACAAAAGGGTATTGGATTCAAGAAATAGAAAATGGACAGTATGAAGTTCTTTTCGGCGATAACATTCTAAGTAAGAAACCAGATTCTGGAAATGTTATAATATTAGAATATTTGGTTTGTTCTGGAAGAGATGCAAATGATGTTGGTGCCGTTGAAACGGTAGGCAGCAGAGTATTTTCTTCTAGTGCGATTAGTGATACTCCAGTAGATATAGCAGTTGTTTCGTCTTCTTCTGGCGGGTCTTCTAAAGAATCTATAGACTCTATTAAATGGAATGCTCCTAGGTCTTTTCAATCACAAAATAGGTCGGTTACTTCAAACGATTATAAATCATACATCACACAAAACTTCTCAAAAGCAAGTGATGTGTTCGTGTGGGGTGGTGAAGATAATGACCCACCTGAATATGGAAAAGTTTTTGCATCGGTCAATCCAACAAGTGGCACATCTTTAAGTACGAATGATAAACTCAGTTTACAAAATTTATTAAAAAGTCAAAATGTTGTTAGTATAATTCCAGAGATTGTAGACCCAAATTATTTATATGTTCTTGTTAAAAGTAATGTAAATTATGATGCTGATGCGACAACAAAAAGTTCAACCGATATAGAATTATTAGTAAAAGTTCAAATTATTGCATGGACTCTTGCTAGTCTAGAACAATTTAGTAGAAATATGAGATATTCAAAATTTTGTAAATTTTTAGATGAAGCAGACGATTCTATACTAGGAAATGAAACCACATTGACAATACAAAAACATGTTGAACTGACTCTTAATCAGATAAGGTCATATACAATCAAATTTGAAAATCCTATTTACCATCCACACGAAGGACACGAAGCAGTTATTTCTTCTAGTACATTTGGGTTCACTAAAACAGATGGTACGGTAGTTGATGCTTATATCAACGATGATGGAAATGGAATAATAAGATTATTTGAAGTTATAGATGGAGAAAATTCTTATATTTCCGAAAACATAGGAACAATAGATTATTCAAAAGGAATAGTTTCAATTAAAGATTTGCTTCCAGTGTCTGTTGGAGGAAACATTTTAAAGATTAATACAATACCTGCCAATAAAGATATTTTATCTGAAAGAAATGTAATATTAAAAATTGATACAGGTTCTTCTGATTCTATAGATGTAACTGTAAATGCATACGACCCATATTCTTCTTCTACCGCGGCCTCTTCAATTCCGGGTGTAGGATATTAATAAATGCCAGACCCTAATCTAATTACAGGAAAAACGGGAAGCAGTAATGATAAGATTTCAAGTCTTATTTCAGAAATTATTCCTGGATATGTAAAAAATAATCATCAAGGGTTTGTTGATTTTGTAGAAGCATATTATGAGTGGATGGAATTTGCAGAGAACCCAGCAGGTGTTTCTATGACACTCATGGATACTTTAGATGTGGACCGAACACTTGATTCGTTTGTAAAATATTTTCAAAAAACATACATCGCCGATTTTCCGCAAATCTTTGCCATAAATTCTTCTGGCGAATCATTAGACACGACAACATTGCTGAAAAATATTTCTGATTTCTATGGTTCAAAGGGAACAGAAAAAGCAATTAAATTACTACTCAGAGTTTTACACGATAGTGATGCAGAGTTTTACTATCCGGGACAAGATATTCTTAGAGTATCCGATGGAAAATGGATAGAAAATAAATCCATTAAGACAACATCTGATAATGGAATGTCAAACTTTGAAATAGCCGGAAGTAAAGTATACCAATATGATAAATTTGGAATAGGCGAATTATCTGCTAGTGCAGATGTAGAATCTGTCATTCAATATAATGTTAATCAATATCCTGTTACTGAATTATTTTTAAAAAATATATTCGGAACATTCACCCAAGGTTCGGAAATACAAGGAACTATTGATAATGGTACGACCATTAGAGAAACAATATATACAATACCATCTGTAATTAATATTAATGTTGCTGGTTCTGGATATAAGAGAGATGATTTAGTAGAAATAAATGAAGTTAGTTTGGAATATTTGTCTGGTAAAGGCGCTGTTGCAAAAGTTGCTCAAGTAGGACCAGAAGGGAATATTATAAAAATAGATATACAAGATTTTGGTGCAAACTATAGAAGTACTGGAGAAACTCTTCCAGTTACTTTTAGAAGCACATCTGGAGATGGAAGTGCAGATGCAACTGTTGCTTTAGATGCTCTTTGTGTTTATCCAGGTTATTGGTCTAATAATGATGGTAAATTGAGTTCTAATAAATTTGCGAGGGA